GACATACTGAAGCAGCGTGATTTCCTTGAACCCGCCGAGACCGAGGGCATGTGGCGTCTGACGCCCAGAGGCAGGGCCAACTGCGGCCACGTCATTGATGCAAAGGAACGTGAGAGAGACGAGAGATACTTGCGTGACAAGCATGGGCTGGGACCGAAGACATGAGCATCATTAAATCACCTGACCACTATGCCAAGTGGGCCATAGAACCCATCGTTTTCATCATGGGCAACGGCCTGAGTTTCTGGCGCGGCAACGTGCTCAAGTACGTCGTTCGCGCAGGCAGCAAGCACTACGTCGGCATGACCCCAGACGAGAGCGAAATCACAGATCTTAAGAAGGCCCGTCGCTATATCGACATGCGCCTAAATCAATTAGAAGGCAGACCAATCAATGACTGACAACAATAGTAACTACCTCCCGACCGAGTTTCAGCGTTTCATCCACACAAGCCGCTATGCCAAGTTCATTGATGGGCGACGTGAGACTTGGTCCGAGACTGTCGCTCGATACATCGACAATGTTGTGTACAATGAGATCGGTGGTATCAATGACCATGACATTGCACTTACCGAAGAGCTAGAGCAGGCGATCCTTGGGTGCGAAGTGATGCCCTCGATGCGTGCGCTGATGACTGCGGGGCCTGCGCTTGATCGAAGCAACATTGCAGGATTCAATTGCTCCTACACGCCTATCGACCATCCTCAGACGTTCTCGGAGGTGTTGTACATCTTACTCAATGGTACCGGCGTTGGGTTCTCATGTGAGCAAAAGTATGTCGATAGCCTGCCACAGGTGCCCCCGTTCATCGTTGATGGGTCCGAGTTGATCATTGTCGAAGACAGCAAGGAAGGCTGGGCCTACGCATTCCAAGACCTCATCAACTTGCTATGGATGGGCAGACAACCTGACTGGGATCTTAGCCGTGTCAGGCCAGCAGGAGCACCGCTTAAGACCTTTGGTGGACGTGCCAGTGGGCCTGAGCCGCTGCAGAAACTCTTTGACCACACAGTCAAAGTCTTTAAGGGCGCAGAAGGTCGCAAACTGACGCCTGTCGAAGTCCATTCGCTGGTCTGCATGATCGGCCAAGTGGTGGTCGTTGGCGGTGTGCGCCGGTCAGCTTTGATTAGCCTGAGCGATCTTGGCGACGATGACATGCGCGTTGCTAAGTCTGGCGAGTGGTGGAAGGACAACCAGCACTTTGCTCTGTCGAATAACTCAGTGGCTTACGAGCACACGCCTACGAGCACTGAGTTCATGGAAGAGTGGCTCAGTCTAGCTAAGTCAGGCTCAGGTGAGCGTGGGATCTTCAACAGGGAAGCTGCGCGGCGACATGCTGAGATGATCGGGCGCGACCACATGAACGAGTTTGGCACGAATCCATGTTCGGAAATCGTGTTACGTGGACAGCGCATTGATCCCGAGACAGGCGAAGGCATCCCAGCTACAGGCGGTCAGTTCTGCAACTTAACGGAGGTCGTGGTCAGAGCCACAGACACACCGGCTGACCTTGAGCGCAAGATCCGCTTGGCGACGATCCTTGGCACGATACAGGCCACGCTGACGTCGTTCCCATATCTGCGTCCGATCTGGAAGGAGAACACAGAGAAAGAGGCTTTGCTCGGTGTGTCGATGACCGGCATCATGGACAACCCGTACACCAATGGGCTCAATGGCTATGGCTTAGGGGCTTTGCTTCGACGTCTTCGCAGCGTGGCTATCACAACTAACCATGAATGGGCTCAGAAGCTGGGAATTAACACGGCGGCTGCTGTCACCTGTGTCAAGCCAAGTGGCACCGTGAGCAGCCTTGTTGACAGCGCCTCTGGGATACATGCGAGACACTCGCCGTTCTATTGCAGGACCGTCCGTGCTGATAATCACGATCCCCTCTCTTCCTTCATGCGTGACGCAGGCTTCCCTCACGCACCTTGTGTCTACAATGGTGCCACGACCACCGTGTTCAGCTTCCCGATGAAAGCACCGGCTGGCGCACTCACTCGCAACGACATGACAGCCATTGAGCAGCTAGAGATGTGGCTGGAGTATCAAACGAACTTCTGTTGTCACAAGCCAAGCATCACGGTCAGCGTGAGAGATCATGAGTGGCCCGAGGTTGGTGCGTGGGTCTACAAGCACTTTGATCTAATGTCGGGCGTGAGCTTCCTCCCACACTCCGACCACACCTATGAGCAAGCGCCGTACCAAGACATCACACCAGCACAGTACGAGCGCCTGCTTGAGCAGATGCCGAAGGGCGTGGACTGGGCAAAGCTCGCTGACTACGAGCAGGGCCGCGACCATACCACTGCATCTCAGGAGCTAGCGTGTACAGGAGGTGTCTGTGATGTCGTCGATATATCCAGTGCAGCCTAAGTCACCATCATCGCTGCGTCCTTACGATAACTACGGGCCCGAGCAAGCTTCGGTGCCCTGCCCTTCGTCATCGTGTGATCGAGGATACAGAGAGGGCGCTGCTGTCTTTGATAGCGCAGGTGAGCCTAGTGCGACATACGAAATGTGCGGTGTCTGCCAAGGGCTTGGCATTATCACACGATCAGAGTTGCGAGACTACATGGCAGAGAGGTGCTGATGATGAAGATCAAAAGAACATCACCGATCACAGGCATCACTCGCACCCGCGACATCGATGTCACCAAAGAACAACTGGTGCGCTGGGAAGCTGGCGCACTTATCCAAGATGTCATGGGTCACTTGAGTGTCCAAGATCGCGAGTACCTGATCACAGGCATCACTGACGACGAATGGCAACGAGCGTTCACGCAGGCAAAGCGAAGCGAGGTTACCGAAGAGGACTGATGATCATGGTCGCGAGAGTATCGCTGATAGCCACCAAGTGGCCCGAAGCCCCCAGACAATGCTGCTGGGTAAATCATCCGATACTCTCGCTAATAAGCGTTAGACCTGTCTAGGACCCGCAACCTACTACTTTGTGCATATAATACCTTCGACACTCATTACAAGCACGACATCATAATAAAGAACCAATCAGTACTTTTGCCGCCTCTATATTCACACAACCCTAAGCTTAACACAGCCCATCAAAAGCACAACCATGAATTGTGGGTACCGCTAAAGAGAAAGTGGACATATGTGTGGCGACACAGATACTAAGTCTACTCATTACCAGTCTCAAGCAAACATTGATCGACAGACCGCTTTGTCTTATCCCGACACCCCCCGCGGGGAGGGGATAAAAACTTAAGAACAGACAAAGACACCAACAAAGCCTCGGCTGCTCAAGAATAGCGAAGTGATCTCCCACGCTTCAGCTATACTCAGCAGCCTTGATGGCTTTGGGGTCTGTCGATCAATGTCTGTTGCTCTGTGATAGCTCAGGCTACTCACGATAGCTCAAGCTGCTCACGATATCTCAGATAGCGTATGCTACTCAGGTAACGCGAGAGACGATAGATACGTTGACTGCAATGTCAAACTAAGCAGGTAGTTGCTTCCGCTGGTATGATTGTTTTATGTCGATATAAACCAATGCGTTAGCATAGTATGAGAGACGCCGTGTCCCTATTTGAACACAAAAGAATGTTGCGCGGCCAGATAAATTTCCCACTATGTGGAACTAATGTCTTTGTTTGTCGATCATAGCGGCGTATCCGCAAGGGATATCTTATCCCCCGCAGTACATACCTAGTAAAATCAATGTCTTAGCCAGAGAGACGCAGCATCGCGGGTCCCATGAGCCGCATTTGCCACCCCCGTACCCCTGTAATCAATGTCGATTTCGAAAACGAGGGTAAAGGGAGCGTTGTTGTTGTTGTTGTTAGACGTCTTCGATCAGAGTCTCTCTCGTAAACACGCGCCTCTTTAGCCTCTTCGCCCCCAAGTCAGGAGCCCCTTAGCATGGCCCTCGAATCCGCAACGTATATCAACGATCTCAACGCAGCGAACCCCGCAGCTACAGACGGCCTTGCCCAAGCTGACGATCACTTTCGTCTGATCAAGGGCGCTGTGAAGGCCACGTTCCCCAACGTAACCGGCGCAGTCACCGCAACTCACGGTGCCCTAGACGCAGCGTCCACGTTTGCTGGAGCCATCACTGCCTCCGCTGCTGAGATCAACGTCCTCTCGGGTATATCTGCGAGTCTCACGTCTACCGAGCTATCTGTGCTGGCTGGGGTCACCGCCACGACCTCCCAGATCAATGCGACTGCTTTGATCGCAGATCCTCTTGTTGTCGGTCCTCTCGCGGAGGGCAGTATTCTCGTGGGTAATGACCTCACTGTAGCTTCCCCCGTCACCATAGGCGCTGCAGGCACTGTGCTCACGTCCGATGGAACCACGATCTCTTGGGGCAATGGTACCCCTGCCCTTGCCCGTGGTCAGATCCTCTACGGTCACGCAGATGGAACCACGCAGGTACTCAGCGCAGGCACCAGCGGTCAGGTGCTAACTTGTGTTGCAGACTCCAACAGTGACATTGATGTGTCGTGGCAGGCCCCTGCAACACCTGAATCTGCGGTAGGAGACGGTCAGCAATGGGCTGACTACACAGGTTCACGTTCGACCGGCACAAGCTACCAGAACACCACGGGCCGCGCTATCATGGTATCGGTCGCCACGACAATAGGATCAGAGCGATATCTGCAGGTCAGCCACAATGGCTCATCGTGGGTAGACATTGGTACTTTGGGGGGCCATGGAGGCATCAGCGACTCAGGAGCCTCCCAAGCTATTGTCCCAGCGGGTCACTATTACAAAGCAACTGGTGGCACCATAAATGCTTGGGCAGAGTTGCGCTAGCTATGCCTAACTTACCCATACGCGGACTCGGGGTCACCGGCGTCATTACCGACGTCGAGCCCTTCAACCTACCAATCAACGCCTTTGACAGGGCCCTCAACGTCCGCTTTGCTGACGGCGCAATCTCGCGCTCTCCAGTCTTCCGCACCTTGTTGTCGAGCGTATCCTTTGTGCCCGTGATGGCTCACGGTATCTTCAGCAGCACCGGATACGACAGTGTCCTGCTTGTCTCCGACCAGTTCCAGCTACATGAGTTCTCCAATGGAACCCTGACCAACCGCTCGGGTGCCATTGGTACCTTGAGTGCCTCTGCCGGTGCTTCCGTCACAGCTACTGTGTTGTCTGATGTCACCTACGTGAACAGAGAAGACCGCGTTCCCGTCTTCAGAGGGCCCAACGGCACTGACTTTGCCGACTTAACCTTCTGGCCTAACAGCTTTAGAGCCAAGTCACTTCGCACCTACGGCGATTTCCTTGTCGCTCTGAATACCAGCGAGGCGGGCACTAGCTACCCCAACCGCGTCCGCTTTAGTGACCTTGCTCTGCCTAACTCGATCCCGACAACATGGGACGAGACTGACCCCACCAAGTCAGCAGGGACCAACGACATCATCCAGATGGAGACCCCCATCGTCGATGGCTTGAGCCTAAGCACCAACTTCATCATCTACAGCAGCGACCAAGTCTGGCTCATGGAGTTTGTCGGTGGCGCGTTCATCCATAACTTCCGCAAGATATTCTCAAGCTGCGGGGTCATTAGCCAGAACTGTGTCGTCGAAGTCCAAGGCAAGCACTTTGTCTTCGATACCGATGACATCTGGAGCCACGACGGTACCACCAAAGAAAGCCTCGTCGATGATCGCATCAGGGCCTATGTATTCGATGCCTTAGATAACTCAGCCACGCATCATTGCTTCACGTATCATAACCACCCGCTGTCCGAGATCTACTTTTGCTATCCTAGCTCCGACGATATGACCACGGATCGCCCAGCCTTTGCTCCTGTCGGTGCCAACCGAGCCGCTGTGTATAACTATCGCTACAATACGTGGTCGTTCATGGATCTGCCTCACGTCGTCTCAGCAACCACAGCCAACATCAACTCTGTGCGGACCTATGACACCACGACCCTCGTCTACGACACAGCGGGAGGCACCTATGCCGCCCAAGACGCTGGCTTTGACCGCCACGCCATCATGGCTAGCATAGGCAACTCGACTGAGGCCGTGAACGCTGCCGGTCGAGAGATCACAGTGCCCAAGCTCTATGGCGTCGATCTAAGCGACAACGGCTCACTAAGTCAGCCTCTGGACACCGTTGCAACTGCACCTCCGTTTGTCGAGCGCACAGGCATTGACCTAGACGAGGTCGAGATACCCCTGTCCGGCTACAAGGTCATAACCA